GAAATAAAGGCATGAAAAAGAAATTGACCTCAGCAAAAACAGCTAGAGATCCAAATAGTAGAATAAATAAATCGCTTAGAAAGTGGAATTGCTAATGAGTATGGATCATAACAAGGTAACTGAACTCACTGAAAAAGTATTGAAAGAAGCTTGTAAAATTGCTAAAGATCATGCAGTAACTGAAGAAGATACGATTTTTGTTGCAAATGCATTTTTAAATGCTTCAAAAATATTGTATACTCAGGTACTAGGTGAAGAAATAGCAACAAGTCTTTTACTTGAAGTTATGAGACACAGTTTTGGTGACACTAAACGCACCATACATTAAGGAGAAAACTATGAAAAAAATAGATGCAAAAAAACAGCCTGGTCTTGCAGCTTTAAAAAAGAAAAGACCTGAGGTTGTAAAAAAAATGGGTTATATGAAAAAAGGTGGTATGGCTCAAAGAATGATGGGTGGCGGAATGATGGACCCTAACAAAAAAATGATGGGTGGCGGAATGATGGGCTACTCAATGGGTGGAGAAGTTTTAGCTAAAGCTGATGAGGTAATTAAAATGCCTACAGAAATAGCTACACCTAAAGCAGGACAAACTCTTGAAATACCTGTAAAAGGTCACAAGAATTATAAAGGCACTGTAAAAATTTCTTAAGGAGGACAACATGAAACTAATTAAGGATGTAATAGAGTGGGTCAAAGAATGGAATGACTGGAACATGAAAGACTGGATTAAAGCTGGTATTTTATGTGTAGTTGTTTTAGCTATCTTAGGTTCAATCTAAAATGTGGCAACTACTAGCTAAGCCTTTACTCGGAGTCGTAACAGACTCCGTGAAAGGTTTTGTAGAGACAAAGAAATTAAAAAGCGAAGTTAAAATCGCTCAAATTGCTGCAGAGAAAAAGAAAAACGAAGACATAGCTGCGGGTAAAATTAAGTGGGAACAAAGCGCTGTTGATCAAATGAAAGGCAGCTGGAAAGACGAATTTGTTCTTCTAGCCCTGATGGTTCCTGCGATTTGCAGCTTCCTGCCTTTTATGCAACCACATATAGCACGTGGGTTTGAAATTTTATCGACACTCCCTGATTATTATACCCACCTTTTATATTTGGCTTGCAGTGTCAGTCTGGGGGTTAGGGCGGCACCTGGCATAAAAGGAATGATTAGTAAAAAGAAATAATGAATGGATCCATTAGAATTAATAGAAGAATTAAATAAAATACTTAAGAATAATAGAAAGGCTGTCCACGATGTTATATTGACAGGTGGCGCAACAGATTATACTAATTATATGAATTTAATTGGACAATTAAAGTCATTAGATAACGTAGAACAAGAATTTAAAGAGTTCTTGCAAAAAAGGAGAATACAAGTTGAGTAAATCAATACCAGACAAAGTTTTAAACTTTGGTAAAGTTACAGAAGATCAAGTAGAGGATATAGATCCTAAAAATATTCCAAAAAAATTAACTGAAAGATTACCTAAACCAACAGGTTGGAGAATAGTTATCTTGCCTTATAAAGGCACAGGCAAAACTAAAGGTGGTATTATATTATCAGAACAAACAATTGAGATGCAATCTATAAGCACAACAACTGGTTATGTGTTGAGTGTTGGACCAGATGCATACAAAGATAAAACAAGATTCCCGGAAGGTCCGTGGTGTAAAGAGAAAGACTGGGTCATTTTTGGAAGATACGCAGGCTCAAGACTAAGTATTGAAGGTGGAGAGATACGTATTTTAAATGATGACGAAATTTTAGCAACAATCAAGAATCCTGAGGATATCTTGCATTTATATTAATAACATGGAGGAACCATGCCTGAACAGCAAATAAACACAGCAAAAGATGAACCTGTTGTGAATGTCCCTTCCGAAGGTGACTCAGTCGATGTCGATTTGAAAGAGGACAATAAAAAAGAAGTAAAGGATGATACTCAACCACAAGTAGTAACCGAAAGTTCTGAAGGTGAAGAGTTAGAGGACTACAGTGATAAAGTAAAATCTAGAATTAACAAACTCACGGGTAAATTACGTGAGGCAGAGAGAAGAGAACAAGCTTCTTTTCAATATGCGAAGCGTGTCGCAGATGAAAATAAGAAGTTGAAAGCACAGAAAAATAGCTTAGATAATTCTTATATACAAGAATTTGCAGCTAGAACTGAAATAGAGACTAAAAAAGCAGAACAAGATCTGCAAAGTGCTATACAAGCAGGGGATGCAGAAAAACAAGTTGCTGCACAGAAAGCTTTAGCAAAGTTATCTATTGACAATGAACGGCTTTTGGCTACAAAAGAAGCTAAAGAAAATTCTAAAGAGGACAATGCAGAGGATGTTTCTGAAGAACAACCTCAAGCAGCTCCTAGGAAAATTGATCCTAAGGCCGAGGCTTGGGCAGAAAAAAACCCATGGTTTGGTAAAGATGAGGCAATGACTTATGCTAGTTTTGGGATACACAAAAAACTAGTTGATGAGGAGGGTATGAATCCAAACTCTGATGAGTATTATGCCGCAGTCGACAAAAGGATGAGAGAAGAGTTTCCCCATAAATTTGGGGTAAATAGTTCGGAATCTACGAGACCCGTCCAACCCGTAGCTTCTGCTGGTCGTTCAACAACGCAAACAACATCTGGACGCAAAACAGTTAGACTATCTCCGAGCCAAGTCCATATCGCCAAAAGACTTGGAGTACCTCTGGAGGAATATGCTAAATACGTGAAGGAGTAATAGCAATGGAAAATAAAACCGTAAAGACCTCACGCACTGATGCTACTCGTGAAAAAACAAAGAGAGCACAACCTTGGCGCCCACCGTCAAGCTTAGAAGCGCCACCTGCGCCTCCAGGATTTAAACATAGGTGGATAAGAGCTGAAACTCTAGGAACAGAGGACAGAAAGAACATGGCTGGAAGACTTCGTGAAGGATTCGAGTTAGTTCGTGCTGATGAGTTCCCTGATTTTCACGCACCTACGATTGAAAATGGAGCACATGCTGGTGTTATCGGAGTTGGTGGATTATTGCTGGCCCGTATACCAGAAGAAATCGTTGATCAGAGAGCGGAATATTTTGCTGAGCAAACTAAGACGCAAGAAGAATCAGTCGATAATAATCTGTTTAAGGAACAGCATAGAAGTATGCCTATTTCTTCTGAAAGGAATAGTAGGGTTACTTTTGGCAGTGGTAGAACAACAGACAAAAAATAATTTTTGTTATGAGTCCTATCACTTTTATAACAACTAACTGGTTAAGGAGGACTTATAACCATGGCAAATAAAGACGCACCATTCGGTTTTAGACCTGCAAAGATGTTGGGTGGAGCACCATTTAATGGCGGCCAAACAAGTTATGGTATCGAAAGTGGATTTTCTAGTAATATTTTCACTGGCGATGCTGTTGAATTGCACTCAGACGGTACAATTACTGTCGGAGCTGCAGGAGCAACTAATTTAATTGGCGTGTTTAACGGGTGTTTTTATACTGACACAACAGGTAAACCGACATACTCAAAGCATTGGCCTGCAAGCACAGTTGCAAGTGATGCAGTTGCATTTGTGATAGACGATCCAAATGTAATATTTGAGGTTCAAGAGGACAGCACTAATATCGGAGCTTCATGGCCTGATAATAGAGGATCAAATGCTGACCTAGTATCAACCCACGCAGGTAGTACAAAGACTGGAAGATCTGGTATGGAACTAGACTCTAGCACTATTACTGCCGCGACAGCACAATTTAGAATAGTGGATGTTGTTTCTGATGAATACAACAGCGAAACTTCTAGCGCTAACGGGAACTATCTCGTTAGAATCAACGAAGGTCTTCACTACGCTAATACTGCTGGTATTTAATAGGAAGGACTAAAAAATGGCTATATCAAGAAGTCAACTCGTAAAAGAGTTAGAACCTGGTCTTAATGCATTATTTGGTCTTGAATATGCAAGATACGAGCAGGAATGGTCAGAAATTTTTGACACTGAAAACTCAGACAGAGCGTTTGAGGAAGAAGTAGAACTTTCTGGCTTCGGTAGTGCACCGGTAAAAGCTGAAGGAGCAAGCGTACAATTTGACGATGCTACAGAAGCGTTTACTAGTCGTTACACACACGAAACAATTGCTTTAGCATTTGCTATTACTGAGGAAGCAGTAGAGGACAACCTTTACGATAGCCTAAGTTCTAGATACACAAAAGCTTTAGCACGTTCAATGGCTAACGCTAAAGAAATCAAGGGTGCAAATGTTCTTAACAGAGCATTTAACTCCTCTTTCACAGGCGGTGACGGTGTTGAATTATGTTCAACTGCACACTTAACAGTGTCAGGTGGCAACTATGCTAACGAACTATCAACATCTGCTGACCTTAATGAAACTTCTTTAGAGCAATCATTAATTGACATTGCTGGTTTCATTGACAATCGTGGTCTAAAAATCGCTGTAAAAGCAACTAAAATGATCATTCCAGTTAATCTTCAGTTCGTAGCTGAAAGATTAATGAAGAGTCAGTTAAGAACTGCAACTTCAGATAATGACATTAACGCTATCGGTAACATGGGCATGATCCCTGGCGGATACGTTATCAACCATTATCTAACAGATACAGATGCATTCTTTATCAAAACTGATGCTCCAAATGGTTTGAAGCACTTTAGTAGAGCTCCAATCAAAACTTCTATGGAAGGCGATTTTGATACAGGTAACGTAAGATACAAAGCTAGAGAGAGATATTCATTCGGATTCTCTGATCCTAGAGGTATCTTTGGTTCACCAGGCGCATAATCAATAAAAACTTAGAATGGGCGTATATCGCCCATTCTTCTTGTTGCAAAATTTCTTTAAAATAGTATAAGTTAATAAAGTCACATAGACTGCAATGCAGACGGTATAGAGACTATGTGATGAGGTCTATATAACCAAGGAGGTTTAAAATGGCTAACTCAACATTTAGCGGTCCAGTAAGATCAGAGGGTGGTTTTAACGTAATCAACAAAGCTGCTGGTACTGGTGCCGTAACAGAAACAGGATTTTCTGTAAATTCTACTGGTCAACTAGTTTCTATGGGAACTAGAAAAATACAGTCATTTGTAGGTTCATTAGCGTCTACAAACGCAGCATCAACTGCATATGGAGATGGTGACGTACTTGTAGAGCTTGGTGCATTAAATACAGACGCACCAGATGGTCTAGTGACACCTAGCAAATTTTTTATTCACAGAGCATTGATTGGTATTACAACTGCTGCAGGAGAAACTCTTGTTGGTGGTTTATCATTAAGTGCAACTTCTGGAACAGCTACTAACTCAGCAGTTTCTTCTGGAACTGAAATTGTTGGTGCTGGTGTAACATCGTTTAACGAACAGTTAAGTGCTACACAATCAATCACAGAGGTTGATGTGAACTTTAACAATAGTGCTGGTAACTACCACATATTTGTTCCAAACATTACAGCGGCAATTGCTAGTAAAAACTTAT